AAACTAAAGAAATTTAGAAAAAGTGGTTTGGAAAGCGGTGGGGAGTTCTCTTATGAGAACCTAACCTTCAAATTATTGAGAAGAAATGGGTACATCGGTAAACTAGCGGATCTAAATGTTGCTATTAAAGATAAGAAATTATCTCTATCATAATTAATAACTGTATTTTTTTGCTTTTATTCTGTATTTATAGGATAAGAATAAGCTTATTTTTAATTTATAAACAATGGGAGATTTAAAACCACTTGGTAGTGAGAAGTTAAAAGGTAACGAAAAACTAAATCGTATCTTAGAACTTACATACTTTAACGAAAAGACTACCAACAAGAATAATAGTGTTAAAGCCGACTTAGTGAAAGAAAGCACTAATGGTGTTTATGGCATTATAAGAGAAAAAGACGGATATTATGTAAAGAAGGGTCTTAATGAGCAATCATTAGATTATATCGGCGGTCTATTCATGAAAAATAAAAATAGATTCACTTCATATGCTGAAGCTTTAAAGAGACTAGAATTGTTAAGTTCTCAAGAGCTTAAAGAAGAAACAAAATATGTTTTAAAAACAAACAAACCAACTGGTGAAGCAGCTGCACCGTCAGCACCACCAATGAGTGAGTTACCTCCTGCTCCAGAATCAGATGTTGCTATGGCACCAGAAGAACCAGCAGCAGAACCTACTAGTGATACTACACAGATTTCACCAGAAGATGAACTTAGTCCAGAAGCACAAGATGGTGCTGATGAAAAGCGTTCAAGCTATATGGCTGAAGTTCAAAAATATTCAGGTAAATTAGGCCAAGAACTTAGAGATCAACAACCTAAAATGGAAAGCGATGATATTAAGTATGTTCTTAATATGATTATTTCTGCTGTTGATTTGGACAAATTAGATTTAGAAGACCTAGAAGCTATTGGTAAACAATTTGAACGTGATGAAGAAGAGGGTATGGGTGGTGAAGAAATGCCAACAGACGAATTACCTGATGAGGATACTGAAGAAGCACCTGCAGATGGTATTCCACCAGCAGAAGATGATTTAGCTGAAAGAATGTCTCAATTAGAAGAATTGATTAATTCTAAATTCGGTGAATCTGAAACAGACTTAAGCGAATTTGATATGGATATGGAACCTTCTGCGGAAGAAGATGATATGGATTATGTTGGTTTAGGTGATGAAGGAGCTGATGCTTTTGATTCATTTACTGATGAGGATGAAGAAGAGGAAGAAGAAGATTTGTATGGCGATATCACACCAGAACTTAGTGGTGAGATTAACGAATCAATTAATACAACATTAAGCAAATATTTTGAATAATGTATCTACTTTATATTAATGAACTGGGTCAAGACTACAAAGGTCAAAGACAATATGAATTCATATTTGGCGAAGACCCAGACACATTAGTAGAAGAATGGTTTATTATCCCGTCAGCAGGTAGAGCATTACCACCAGAAATGGAATCAATTGATTTAGTTGGATTACTTAAAAATTCCGATTTAAAACTTGAATTGGTTCAAAATTCTGATTACTTTGGAGTAATTGACGCCGTAGATGGTATTGTTGCATTAGGATGGGAAGCATTCGATATGGAAGCGGAAGAGAGACCTGTGAGGGTTTCTTTTCATTTTGGGGAAGGTATAGATAGTGTAACAGAAAAATTATCAACTAAGGGGTTAAGATTAATAAACGAAGAAATCAAATATAAATTAAAATAAAATGAATAGAGAGAAAATTGTTAGTCAATTAATCAAAGAAGGTTTTTCTGAAAAAACTTTAGTTAGATTTAATGATAACCAACTAAAAAGTTTGGCTAAAAAAATATTGAGCGAACAAACAGTTGTTCAACAAGAACCTAAGACTGTTTATGATAGCAAAGACCCTAAACAAGTCGCAGCATTGAATCAAGCGCTAAAAAACCCATCACAATTAAAAAATGTTGAAGTAAAAGAAGTAGAGGGCGAAGAAGAATATTGTGAAGAGTGTGACCCTAACAAAGAAGAAATGAATGAGTGGGTAAAAAAGGTAATTGAGAAGAATTATCATGCAGTAGCAACAAAAGGGGCTATTTTAGAAACCATTAAAGTTAAAATTCAAGAAAAAGCAACAATGATTCCAATGCCAGGTAAGGCTAAAAAAGGACATAATGGAATTCCTGAATTTATGACCTATGATTCAATCGTGGCTTCAACAAAACCAGAAGAAGCACCTGCTCAACCAGAAACAATTCCTGATACGCCACCTAAAGAAAAGCCACCTAGAAGAGAAGATGACCCTAGAAGAGCTCCATTTAGAAACCCAAGCACAGAGCCGGTTCCAGATGTTGATCCAAAAGCAAAAGCAAAAATAAAGAAATTTAATAGACCATCAAAAATGTCTATGGCAGCAGAATAATTTTTTACTATGAAAATATCAAAAAAAGAGTTATTATTGAAGGTAAAACAAACCCTTAATGAGATGCCAATGACATTTGATACTCCAGATAGACCCAACCAAGATGTTGAGAGAGATTTGGAAAATAGAGATCACCCATTTAAAAAAGTTAATTTTCCCAAAGATGTGAATGAACCACATTCAAACTTTGAAGAAATGTTGGCGTCTAAAAGATATCAACAAATAGTTTCCAATGTTAGACGATATATGGGTTTACCATTAGGAAGCGGCTCTCAAAGTTTAGGTACATTATTTAATACAATGATGGAGGGTCAAAACAAAATTAGTAGAATTGAAAGACCACATTTAAGAGAATTAGAACAGTTAGCAATAGAAGTTGTTATGCGTGAACTTGATATTCAAGAGGGCGATATTAACTATGAAGCTAAAATTGAAATGCCTGATAATGAAGGTTTTAGAAATACTCCTCCGGGAGAAATGGAACCAGAAGAAATTGAATTAGAAAAAGAACTTTTTGATGAATTGGAAACATTTACATTGGAAAGAGCAAAAAGAAGATTGGTTAATGCAATGTTAGCCGGATCTGCAGCTAAAGGACATTATATGTATCATTTAGCTAATGGTAGATTACAAGAAATTACTGGTTCAAATGAAATTGTTGGATTATACGGTGCGGTAATGTCGGCAGCAGATGCTATGTTATGGCAATCTGGTAATCCTCAATTGGGGTTAGGTGGCGGTGGTGGTCAAACACCAATGGCTGGTGGTAAAGAAAGAATTTACGCAAATGAAAACCCACCAAGAGTTGTTGCAACAGCAATTAATTTTCCAATACTAGTTCATGAATTACTTAAAGGTACTTTGGAAGTTATTGCTTCATTACATAGCTTACCAAAAGATAGAGAACTATCAGATAAGGTTAGAGAAAAAGAAGACACACTTAATAAAGAAATCTGGGACCTTAGACTTGGGCCAGCCATATGGGATATAATGAGAGATTCATTCCCAGAAGAAACAATCACCGATGATGATAAAAAAGGAATTCAATTGATATTTTTTCAACAAATCGTTTCTAAACCCGCTAAAGAATTTCTAGTTTTTATGAAAGAAATTTTAAAAGGGACAGATACTGGTAAACGTTTAATGAGATTGTTATATGAAATGATAAGTGGTGAAATACAAGATCACGAATATAAAATGGCCATGTCAGAATTTAATAAAATATTAGATGACGCTAGTAGAGAAATTGATGATGACGAATTATATGGTGAATTAGGTAACTTGGGAATAGATAAACCAATAGATTAAAAAAGTTAAAGTGGTCAAATTTGACCACTTTTTTGCTATTTATATATATGAAATCAAGAGCGGAACAACTTATGGAATATGCTAGGGTTATGAAAGACACTCCTTACGCATTACGAACATATCTTCAAACATATGACAACACACAAAAGAAATATGTCCCAATGGATCTATTTCCGGATCAATTACAGTTGATACAAGATTATGAAGAATATAACGAAAATATTACAAAGAAATATCGTCAAGCGGGGGTTACAACAGTAACTGCTGCGTGGCTTTCTAAAAAATTACAATTAGCCAAACCAGAAAATCCTGAAAGGGTTTTGATTATTGCCAATAAGCGTGATACCGCAATTGAGATGGCGAATAAGGTTAGACATTTCTTAGAACAATGGCCTGATTGGTTAAATGTTGGGTTCTCCGCAGATAAAAACTCTGAAAGTAGATTTAGATTAAATAATGGTTGTGAAGTTAAAGCCGTTGCAACATCTGCGGATGCGTTACGTGGTTACACACCAACAGTACTTGTATTTGACGAAGCTGCATATATTGAAGCTGGTGATGACTTCTGGGCAGCATCTATGGCGTCATTGTCTACCGGTGGTAAGATTATATTGATTTCAACACCAAACGGTTATGACCCAATTTATTATGGTGTTTATGACCAAGCGTTACGTAACATTAACGATTTTCATATAACAGATTTAAGATGGTTTAAAGATCCTCGTTATACAAAAGATTTAGTTTGGGTAAAAGTTCCAGATATTGTTCACTATATGTTAAACAGGGAACAATATAACGATGATGAGGTGGTTTTGAGAGAAAATGATATTAATGATTATAATAAATTAATGGAAGAAGGTTACACCCCATATTCCAGCTGGTTTGAATCAATGTCTAAGAAATTCAAATATGACAAAAGAAAAATCGCACAAGAATTGGAATGTGACTTCTTGGGGTCTGGAGATAGTGTAATTCCTGGAGAAACCATGGAACGCATTGCTAAGACAATGATTAGAACACCGAAAGAAAAATACATGCAGGGGAATTTGTGGATGTGGGACGAACCAAAAGAAGGTTGTCGTTACATTATGGGAGTGGATGTTAGTAGAGGTGATAGTGAAGACTTCTCTTCAATTAATATTATAAATTTTGATGAGAGATGTCAGGTTTTAGAATATATTGGAAAGATTCCACCAGACGATTTAGCGGCTATTGCGTATAAATGGGGTATTTTATATAATTGCTTTATTGTTATTGATATTACCGGGGGTATGGGTGTAGGAACATCTAGAAAGCTTCAGGAAATGGGTTATAAAAATTTATTTTTTGATGGTATTAATACACAAAATATGTGGGAGTATAATTCAAAGATTTTAGAGAAAATCCCAGGAATAAATTTCAATAATAAAAGAACACAAATTGTATCAGCATTTGAAGAGGAATTAAGACACGGATTTACTGTTAGATCTAATAGATTATTAAACGAATTAAACACATTTGTCTACATAAACGGTAAACCAAACCACATGAAAGGGGCCCATGATGATGCAATTATGAGTATGGCGATAGCATTATACGCCGGTGACATCTCTTTCACCCAATTAAAAAGAAACGAAACGGCTAATAAAGCCATGTTAGAATCTTGGATCATGGCTGAGAGAACATATGATGCGGGTAAAGAATTTTATTCATATGGTACTTCGTTTGATCAAATAGGTTCAATGCAAATAGATGGTTCACCTTATGCTAGATCATCAACAAATGCAAATAAAGAACAATACGCACAGCATTCTTGGTTATTCGGTGGAAGAACAAAAAAAGGTTGATTTATCCATATTTTTTAATTAGATTAATAAAGAAAGTATTTATATCATATGGCAAATCAAGATTTAACAATATTTCAGAAACTAACTCAAATATTTGGGTGGCAAGGTAGATCACAACAAACCCCTCCGTCATTTAATTTTTCTAGAGAAGAATTACTTAAGACGGATGATCCCGTTGAATTTGAGAAAGCCAAATTACAAGCACAACAAAGTCAATTTTTATTTGATAAGTGGGCTAAGTTAGATAATTCATTATATAATCAATCGGTTTATTATGAACCAAATAGATTAGCAGCATATTATGACTATGAGTCAATGGAATTTACTCCGGAGATATCAGCAGCATTAGATATCTATGCTGAGGAATCAACAACAATGTCTGAAAAAGGGCACATACTAAATGTTTATTCTGAATCAAATAGAGTTAAAAGTGTTTTAATAGATTTATTTGAAAATCAATTAGATGTAAATACCAATTTACAAATGTGGGCAAGAAACCTTTGTAAGTATGGTGATAACTTTGTTTACCTAAAAATAGATCCAGAAAAGGG